TGTCCGAAGCTAAAGCAAATATATTTAACTCGTTCCGGGATATCATTAAAATGAAAGCGGAGGCATACGGAGTAGTAGAGGAACAGCAATCGCACACCTTCACTTCTACTGATGGTAAATCTATTCAAATTGGCTTTAGAATCGTTGATGGTTGGGATGACAGCTATACGGCAGGAATCACTAAAGTAAACACTTATTTGGAGTCTTTAGCTAAAGATGATGACAGTCGTTACCTGGTAAATGGAATCTTTAAGCTGCTAAAGAAGGATGATAAAGGGAATTTAAAACAGTCGCGAATTATTGAGTTACAGGAAATGGCAAATGAATCAGGTAATGAAGAATTCATCGACGGTGTAAGAATCATTCTTGATGCTTATAAGCCGCAACAATCAAGTTGGTTTATCGAAGCTTATTACAACGATAACGGCATTAAGAAAACAATCCCGCTGGCACTTTCTACAGTTCCTTTTCCAGCGGACTTCAAATTCGATTTTTTCAAACCAAATAATCAATAATAAAATGGGACTATTCGATTTTTTCAAAAATAAAAAAGAGCCAAAACTGAAGCCGTTACGCACCGCTAAAGCTCCAATATCCGAAAGGGTTAAACAATCTGGAAAAAAACAGTACAAAGGCACTGTTGCTCTGACGTATGAAGGCAAACCGATTCGTCAGTTTACAACCACTGTTATGGCCTACAGTCGCGATAATGCGGCTCATAAAATCAATCAGGATCTGAAGCTGAAGCTGGTGTCTGTTGTTAAGGATAAATCTCAAAGAAATGTTCCCAACAATAACCACACAAATTAACTGGTGGAGACGTAGAGGGCACTTTAATGTTGCCCTCTATCTCCGAATATGTGAAATCAAAAATTCTTGATTATGAGCAGAAGATTGTGGACCCAAGAGGATAACCTTGTTTTGATAGATCTATTTCCAAACAGCTATACCAGAACCGTTGGTGAAAAACTGGCAAGATCTTATTCGTCGGTTGTAAAGCAGGCTCATAAGTTGGGGTTAAAAAAAACGCCTGAATTCATAGAAAGAATGCTGAAGGAGACATCAGCTCATTTGCCAAAATCTGGTATAAAAACACGATTTAAGAAGGGCGATCCTCCATATTATAAAGGTCGAAAAATTCCGCCTGAAATAAAAGACAAATGTCGCCACACATATTTTCCCAAAGGAAATATACCGCATAATTCCGCTAATGTTGGGGATATAGTTTCAATAAAAGGTGGTTATCTGAAAATTAAAATAGCAGAACCTAATCAATGGCAGTTATTACACCGTCACGTTTGGCAGCAAAAAAATGGATTAATCCCTGAAGGTTATCGAATCTGGTTTAAGGATAAGGACACTACAAATTGTGATCTGTCAAATCTTGAATTAATCACTGATAAGGAAGCAATGGACAGAAACAGGATTACAGATCTTCCTCCGGAGCTTCAACAGGTAATTAAGCTGAAAAATAAGTTAAACAAAAAAATCAAAGAAAATGGCAAGAAATAAAATAGAAGATCTCCGAGATCATCTTTTTGCAGCAATCGAAAGATTGAGTGATGAAGACATTTCAGGAGATAAGCTCCAGGAAGAGCTGAAGAAAGCTAAGGCAATTTCAGAACTAAGTTCAGCGATTGTGGACACCGCACGTGCTGAAATCGAATTCCTCGAAGCTGTCGGCGCGACTGGTTCTGATTCACAACTTTTCAAAGGCGTTACCAATCAAAACTTGTTAGGATGACAGACTTTTCTACCTATTTCGCAATTGAAAAAACGCTTCAGGCGCAAGGTTATGACGTTGATCGCACTGAAGTGATACAGCAGTTCACTGATGGCCGTAAAAGCGGCCTTCGTGAACTGAGCTCAGCAGAATACAGTGCGCTGATCATTTGGCTAAACAAATCGTTTACATCTGCCGGAGCAAGAGCCTCCGGAAAGCAACACGCAGTTGATCAGCTGACCAAACAGCGCCGAAAGATCATAGCGCTGCTGTGTAAGATCGGTTATGTTAAGAATGACAAAGCAGATATGCCACGGATCTATTCCTGGGTACTTTCTCACGGCTATCTGCATAAGCCATTTAACCAGTATTCTCTTAACGAAATACCACGCCTTGTAACACAGGCGGAGAAGTTTTATAAATCCCACATTGACCGAATATGAATATCAAAATCAATAAAAGTGAACTAATGGTCCTACAGTCTTACATTGTAGATCATGCAGGTTCTTTTCGATTCAACACGAAGCTTGAATCCCGCCTTTCCGGAGCAGTGATCAGGGAGTTGGTGAAACGGTTAATGAATAAGCAGTTTTCCCTTCAGGACAAATTCTCTATTAAGCTATCTATACCGGAACTGTTAGTGCTGAATGTGATCCTTCCACAGGTAGAACTTCCTGATACCTATTCAAAATCGGTAATCCTACAGCTCTACTTGCAGATCGATAAGTTTTGTTTGTCTTATATCTAAAATTATGAAATACTTAATTGATTTCCCGTCTCAAAAGGCCAGTGCATTGTTTGAATATAATTCCGAAGGATTACTTATAAAGTACGAGTTAACTCCCGGAGTATTTGAATCTGAACATTACTGTTTTCTGGCTTCAAAATTTCCTTTCAATACTAAGAATATTGAAAGCTGGCAGCAGAGCAAAATGCGTAATGTTATTATCCGTCAGATTGCCGAAGACTTGAGCTTCGAACGCTTCTACGAGCTATATGATCAGAAGTTCGGGAAGAAGCAACGGGCAAAAGCTATCTGGGATTCACTTTCGGATATTGAGAAAGCAAAGGCAATCGCCTTTATACCAAAGTACAATCAGCATTTGGCACAGACAGGTTTTGCGAAGAAAAACGCAGAAACTTATTTGAATCAACAAATCTGGAATAATTGATATGAAAACCCTTTTTAATCTTTTTATCTCCGGTGCTTTCTTTATGGCCTTTTTCGCCATCGGAGCTGCACCGGTTGACCTCTACCTGAAGTTAGGAGCAGGTACGATCTATTTTGCGATTTACGCATTGTTTGTAATCGCAATGAAAGAAAATAATAGTAACCAATAAATCAATAATATGGAACAATTAAAAATTCAAATCCCTGAAGGCTTTCAGGTAGATAGTTTTAACACTGAATCAGGTGTCATTAAGTTCAAACCAAAGTCACTGCCTTTAGTAGGTAGAATTAAAACCTTTGAGGAAGTATGTAAGGAAATGTCGCAGGATCCAAAGGACTATGAGATCACCAGCGATAATCCACGGATTGCAGCACGTCAGGCACTTGACAGAGTATTGCTGATCTGTGAGCTGTTTCAAAAAGAAGCTGAGGAATTAGATCCTAATAACACTAATCAGCGCAAATGGTTTCCTTGGTTTGATTTAGAAATTTCACCCGCTAATCCTTCGGGTTTCCGGTTCCTCGGTTCGGATTACTCGAACGCGCACACGCGCTCGGTTCTCGGCCCACTCCTTTGGCTTCCATCAGAGGAAGTGACTGACTATGTAGGAAGAACCTTTGAAGGTGAATTTAAAAATGTAATCATTCTAAAAAAGAAGTAATATGTCAAAAACGATTAACACGGTAGAGCAGGCATTCGAGAAAATGAATATCGCTCCCAACACAAAACCTGTCATTACGGGAATCCCGGAACAGTATGTTCCAATCCTGGAGAAAGTATTTGAATCGTTAGTGATCAGCGATGCTGTTCGGGATGGTTGGGAACCTGATTATGACGATCGATCACAAGATAAATATGAGTCCTGGTTCTGGGTTAATAATCCTTCGGGTTTCCGGTTCGACGATTCGGATTACGCGGACACGAACACGGGCTCGGTTCTCGGCCCACTCCATTCCCAACAGACAACCGCGAAATCGAAACAATTCGCGGAGTTGACAGCTCCGATCTTTAAGGAGCTTTACAATCCGAAAAAATAAAACAATCAGGTTGTATGATGTAGCTGTAGCCGGTGGTTCGTTGTTCAGGTTTCCAGTTCAACGATTCGAATTACACGAACACGAACACGAACTCGGTTCTCAGCCCACAACTTTGAAATTGCATCATAGACCTTGCCAACAGTGCAAAAGATAAAGTTTACAAAAGGGCATTGGTAGGATTTCCGAAGATGACCGAAAAACAAAGGAGATGAAAAGAAAAGGTAATTTATTTCAACAAGTGATCAGTATTGAAAACCTTATCCTGGCAGATCAAAAAGCAAGAAAGGGTAAGTCAAAACAATACGGTGTAAAAGCCCATGATCTGCATCGTGAGGAGAACATTTTACTGTTGCATAAATTACTGCAGGAAAAAGGCTATAAAACATCCGCTTATTCAACGTTTTCAGTTTTTGAACCAAAAGAGCGTCTTGTTTATAGCCTTCCTTATTATCCTGACCGCATCGTCCACCACGCTATTATGAATATCCTGGAACCATTATTTGTCTCCACATTCACAAGCGATACGTATTCCTGTATTAAAGGTATGGGAATAGGCGCAGCTTTCCGGAGGCTCAAAAAGTCCCTGAAGGATAAAGAAGGTACACGTTACTGTCTGAAGCTGGATATTAAGAAGTTTTATCCGAGCGTGGATCATGACATTTTAAAAGAGCTTCTTCGTCGAAAAATAAAAGACAAGGATCTGTTATGGTCGTTGGATGAGATTATTGCCAGCGCACCGGGTATTCCTATTGGAAATTATCTTAGTCAGTATTTTGCAAACTTCTACCTGTGTTATTTTGATCACTGGATCAAAGAAGAGCTGAAGGTGAAATACTACTTCAGATATGCAGATGATATTGTGATCCTCTCTGATAATAAACCTTTTTTACACGGTATTTTAGCAGCCATTAAACGGTATTTAAACGAAGAGCTGAACTTACAGGTAAAGGATAATTACCAGGTATTTCCCGTTGCATCCCGCGGCATTGATTTTATAGGCTATAAATTCTACCACACGCACATCTTACTCCGGAAGAGCATTAAAAAGAATTTTGCACGGATGCTCAAGAAACGAAAAAACAAAGCATCTATTGCCGGGTATATGGGTTGGGCAAAGCATGCCGACACAAAAAATCTAATCAAAAAATTAAAGGTATATGAAGAAGTTCAGTGATCTCGGAATAAGAAATGAAACTAATCATTTCATCGGTAACAAAGTTCAGATAAACTGGATTTTAAACAAGGAAATAATTGTTCATGCCTACATTATTTCTCCATCTAAAATCAAAGGAGAATATGCGCAGATTCAAATAGAGTTTAATGAAATGAAGCATGTATTGTTTACCGGATCTACTGTGTTGATCAACACACTGAACCAGATTTCAAAAGACAGCTTTCCTTTCAGTACGACTATTGTCCAGGTTGGAAAGTATTATGAATTTAGTTGAATATTGATATGGATTGGACATTATTAGGATATTCAGAATTTGATTCGGATAGAATAAATAAAGAATTAGAACATCTTTCAATCGTGACAAGATTTACAGTAGATGAATTGACGGAAGCACTAAAAAATATATACCACGTTTGTAACACTGCTTGTGATTCACTTAGCAAACTTGCTGAAGTAATTAACGAGTTTGAAAAAAGTAAAAAAAGCGAAATTACGATATTAACAGACACCGTAAAACAGTACGGTATTAGCTTACAAAAACGTAAATGGAAACCAATAAATCAATAATTTGAAACAATTAAAAATTAAGAAATGGGAATGTACACGGAACTAATATTTGGCGCAAGTTTTAAAAAGAATACGCCTCAAAATGTTATAGACACAATAAGATATTTAGCTGGCGATTTGGAAGAAGAGCCAGAAGGTTATCTTTGGGAAGAAGATCGAAATGTGTTGGTAAATGGCAGTTATTATTTTGCTGTAAGTGATCCTGTAATAAAGATGTGGCAGGATGAAATTACGGACCAATGGATTTTATCTGCACGATCAAATCTGAAAAATTACGAAAATGAAATTGAGAAATTTCTGGAACTGGTAAAGCCATGGATAGATTCAGGGAGTGGATATAACGATATGTATGCCATTACCATGTATGAAGAAGATAATGAGCCTAAAATTTACTATTTGAATAAAGAGGAATTGCAAATTTGTAGAAGAAAAAGTATTAACGTGGTAAAAGAACTCAGGTTATGCAAAATAAAAAATATAATTGGGCATCTATTAAGGTTATGCTCGGTGGGAAAGAGATAGATGTAAGACCGATGAACTATATAGATGATTTGAATATATATTACATTTTAGAAAATAAAGTTCCTAAAAAAGTAAATAGCATTGAATGGGCTCAATGGCATGCAAAAATAGAAAATCGGATTGTAAAAAAAACAATGATTCAGGGTGTTGAGGTTTCAACTGTTTTTTTGGGAATTGATCATTCTCTGTCGTTTAAAGAAGATGAAGCTCCGATTTTGTTTGAAACGATGATTTTTGGCGGTGAACATTCCGGTTATCAGGAAAGGTACTCAACATGGGATGAATCTGTTATCGGGCATCAAAGAGCTTGTGAGATGGTTGTCTCGTAACTTTTTTTATTAGTTTTGTGAAAACTAAAAATATAACTATGGAATCGAATATAGGAATACTAATTTTAATTATCTCTCTTTGTTTAGTGATATATGCGTTCATGTGGATGAACAGTATGCTTAAATATACAAAGAGGTTACGAATAATGCAAAGTATGCAGTTGCAGGTTTTACAACAGATAGCAAAAGAAAAGGGAATCGAAATCAACCTTGCAAAAATTGCTGAAGAGGTTGAAAAGACCGTAAAATAACATTAAAACCGCCTGTTTGGGCGGTTTTTTTAATTCCCATTTGCAAAATTCAAATTAACCCCATAAATTTGGAAATATGCGTGGGCAACAATCTCTATTTTCCGATTTATTCTCTGAACAACAGCCGGCTGTAAGAAAGCAACGGCCCCGCAATTATTTCCTACCTGATCGCAACGAAGCGCTGTTACACCGTTATTATTTTCATGCGGAAATTAACCGTTACCGATATGACGACTGTATTGCACATCTGGAAAAAGAATTCTATCTGACAGCGCCTCGTATTATAGTAGTGTTATCGGCCAGTGTAGATCAGTTGTCACAGATTGTCAATGAGAAGCCGACACTTCCGGAACTGTCAAAGAAATTTCCACACTTTAACTGGAAGTCGAGATAATAAATTCAACCGGCTGTACGGCTATTCCTTCCGGCATATTGCTGATGTCGAATATTTCGCAGACAAAATCCATCATCACCACTTTTAGCTGATTATACCTTTTTGGAAATGTTGTTGCCTGGCGTACCAGCTCTGTAGTTAGCTGAAAATCGGTAGCATCATACAAGCTCTTACTGTTAATGTGCTCGTAGATCTTCTGAACAAACTCCATGCAGCGCACCGGCGTGTCCTGCAGATCATATACTACACAGTGTAGTCGGATGGTTGCAGTTCCATGTTGAAACTTATCACCGTTCTGGATCCACGAAATAGGATCAATGAATTCAACATATACTACAGGATAACGAGTTGCTTTCTCCTCTTCCGTGTTGTTATACTGATTATTGTACCAGTCAATTTTTTTTATCTCCTGAAGCTCTTTTAAACGGGATTTTAATACCGTGTAAATTTCATTTAAAACAATCATTTCATTATACGTTTAAAGTCCTTAATTACTATGTCAACAATCCGCTTTCTAAGCTTTTCAGAATCTCCCATAAACTTCCTTGCCGGAATTCTTTTGGTTGCCCGGCCGAATACCTTCACCTCACCTCCTTCATTTTGAATCTTGGCGTATTTAGTGGCGGCAATAAATCGGATTCCATTTGCGTATAGCTTCCATCGTATGGAATCTGCCAGTGCGCCTGATTCACCCGTAAGAATCTTTCTACTGGTGGCTGCGTTAGATATTTTGTTGGAACCGTATTTAAACCCATACCAGGGTGATGTCGCCGTTCTTCTTTTTACCTGAGGCCATTTTTGTAGATTTCGATCGGTGAACCCTTCGTTTTGGAACGATTCTTTGAAATGGTTAACTCCTTCCACGCCTATAATGGTAGGCAGCTCTGTCCGGATGTATCGTTCCAGATTAGCTATTTTTTTATCAATGTTTTTGAAATCAGCCATTTGTTTGTATATTTGTAAATATAGGGAGCGGCATTGCCAATCCCGCCCCAAAAGGACTGTTATTTTATAGCAGTCCTTTTGTGATTTTATCGCTCATATCCTTAATGCTGCTGCCATTAGATAGTATAACTGTTTTGTTACCTTTCCTGCAGATTACAAAATGAACGGTCTCATAACGTTTGAACTTTCCATACAATTGTTGAGCAGCCCTAAGCACGTTGTCTTCATTAAGAATATTACCGAAGTCCAGCGCAATGAATGTTTTATCAAAGCTTCTGAGCTGTTTTTTTACACCCATTTTATCCGAAAAGCTATTGTTGATGTACTTCTCCGGATAGGATGTTTTTGCCGCGGTTCTGTCACCGACAAACCCTTTATAGTTGAACTCCGGGTTTTTAACACCTTGTTTGTTTGAATGCGCCAAAATTTTGAACACTCCAGGATGTTGATCGCTGACATTTTTTGCGTACCGGAAGTTGTCCAGGTAATCATCCGGATCTGCGTTCATGCTCACCCGCACCTTTCCTTTTTTCGCCTTGAAATCAATGTACTCTTCATTCAAAGCATTTCGCAATTGATTGAAAGATTCCCGCACTTCCTGCTTTTCAGCCTTGCTTTTCGGTATGTATGGATGATCCGGTGAAAAAATCATTCCTGTCTTTCCGGGATTCCCAACAATTCCTGCAGGTGGTGTCGGAACTTCCACGTCATGTTCGGTAGGATCTTCCCTTGTTTGTTTTAACCAGCAATCACAGTTCCACCTGCTCGGAGGCAGAATATAATTCCAGATCGGATCATCAATCGGCTTTATAATGCCGTAATAGAGCTTGTGCTGCTCACTTGGGTTAGCACTTTTGGAAGGCATATATTCCAGGTTTGGATAAACATGCTTATCCCGCTGCCAGTCCTGCCATTGACGTGCAGCGCTTGCCTGGCGTTGTGCCAGATTGTATTCTGCAGATAACCAGTGAACATTATAATCACCATTTATCTTTTTGTAATCCTTCAGGAATTCGCCCCATTGTTTTTTATTACCATTTTCATCCACAAGCAGATTGCTTACATCTCCACCCATGCGCCAGGCTTTGAAAGCAGCGAAGACGGCAACGTTATTTTTCAGCTCGTAATTCATCCGGACATCCTGCTCGTCTGTTACAACGGTATAACCCTTTCCGATCGCTTTAGATAATTCGGAATAATTCTTTTTCCAAAGTTCATCATCGACGGGTTCGCCCTTATCATTGAAAAACTTCCGTGCAATTCGTTCCAGCTCATCGTCACTGAAGATATTGCTTGCTGCAGTTACGGCAGTAAGATCATACGTTTTTGCGAGCTGTGCCCCGAGTGCATCGGGGCTTAGCCGAAAAAAGAGCTGTTCCCTTTAGCTTCAGGAGCTGCTCCGTCGAACCCGGAATTTTGTTTCTGCTTCACAACAGGTACAGAGAACGTCTGATTCATATAATCTATGCCTTCCTTATCCATATCAAACTGCTGTGCTATTTTCAAAGCCATATCCAGTTCTTCAGTCAGGTTCTTTTCACGGATAAATTCAAAAGTTAACCCTGCGAACGGATAACCCATTTCAACAAGACGTGGAATGATCTGCTCGTTAATCACACTTTCAATCATTGTCTTGTCCGCTTGCTGGATGGACTTGCTTAAATCATAAGCTACCTGTTCTTTTGCTCTTGATCCTTGTTGCGAGTCTTCTCCGATTACAGCTCCACCTATTAATTTGGAAATCTCATTTGAAGATATTTTAAACAGATTGGTAAAGATCTCACCATCTCCGCCCTGAGCGTTCACAAAAACAATCTCTTCATCTTTTCCGATGACAGCATAAGAGTTTGTACCCATATTTGCCATCATGTCTTCGGAGCGGTTCAGGTGTTCCGGATCCAGTGCATCAGTTTTGAGCACCCGTGGCGGAATCCCCAACACTTCACAGTACTCTGAATAGGCACTTTGTGCAAAACGTTTAAAGATCACATGAGGAACACATTTGTTGAGCAAACCTAAGTCGTACGGATCACCGATCTCGAACAACCAGGGCGAATACTTCTTGTCTAATCTGTAGTCAATCCCATTTTCGTCGCCTTGTTTTACTGCCACAATCCCACGTTCCGGGTAAACGTGCCAGCGGTTCACCAGTCTCACGCTTCCGATTAAACCATCCTGAGTGAGTGCTTCGATTTCAACCAGCGAATGGCCCCATAAGATCGTTTCCCATGCCCAGCGCAGCAGCTGTCTGTACCATTCTTTTCTGATCATTGCTGAAGCTTCAGGTTGTGCGGTTCCGTCTTCGTCATACAATTCGTACTTATTTCCGAGCAGTGCATTTAAACGCCGTTCGATTTCTGCAGACAAATGCGCGTCAATAAGAATTTCATTATAGATGTTATAAAGAAGTATCCGCTTTGGGTTATCGGCATTCTCTGCTTGCTGCAGCGCGACACGCCATTGCTGAATATCTTTTTTAGACCGCGCATTAGTGCTGCGGATAATACGTGTTACCAGTCTGTCCGGGCGTTGCTTTGGCTGTGCCGTTTCCGGTGCTTGTTTTGCTTGTTTCTTTGCCATGATTAAAAGAAGTTGTCTGTTTTAGTTTGCGAGCTGCCATATCTGAGGGGTGTTTTGGGCTGATCCTCTTTCACTGGAAGATCCGGAGCGATAAAACCGCTCGCTACTTTCTCCAGCCAGTTCACCGCATTTTCGTAGCGTGTTGTCCGAAGCTTTGGAATATTGTTCGGAGCAACAGCACTGTAGGCATTGTATAGCACAATGTCCACACACTTTTGAATAATGATCGGAATCCTGTCCGTGGTGCTATCAAAGCATTTTGCCGCATCATAGCGGATAGACAGATAACCGGTCATTTCTCCGATCGCATCCAGCTCCAGCGCATCTAATATGACAGCTCCCTGATCCGTCGGATCTTCATATTCACCTACTACATCAATCAGCTCTTCCGGCTGAATGACTTTGAAAAAGTCGTTTATCGTTAAAAAGTCCATTGCGTCTAAAATTTTCGGTTTGTTCTTGTTCCCCCTGTTCTGTTTGGATTCCTGTCGTGCCGTTCGAAAGCATCCAGGTAATCGAAAGAGTAGGTATCTGCATCCGGTGCATCGTCTTTTGTTTTGTAGCCGGGCTCGATTCCCTTCAGCTGTGCCAGTCCAACTTGTGTATCATTGTGTGATCGGAGATGGTGATTGTAATAGATCCGGCTATTCTGGTACTGTGGCAACATCTTAATGATGTCATCATACTTATTACCTTTCCTGCGGTCGATCTTAACCAGGTTCAGGCTGATCTTCTTAGCTTCCTCAACTTCTTTAATGTTCCGGTAGATCTCTTCGTTCCAGAACTGCGCTTCAAAACCTATCTGCACATTAATTCCTTCAGGAAGCCGTGATTGAAAATCGGCGATCCAGTTCAGTGGCTCTTTTACTTTGGATTGCTTGACAAAACAGTCGATCAGGTATTTTTTACCATCCTTTAAGCCCCAAATCCGGACGGCATTATAATCGGAAGTCTTTGTGCCGGCAAACGCTACGTCCCAGCGGCCTATGATAGCTGTCATTGATCGTAACTGCGGAAGCTTACACCATTGGATGTATTCGTCCAGGAATAGCTTACCTTCGATATGTGGTGTATTATTATACTCTGCTAACGCTCTGATCGTACCTATTTCCTGCTCGATCTCTTTAAAGAACCATCGGTCGTACTTCTCCTTCCAGGTAGGCATATAAGTTACCGGATCATAACCGTCAAGCCTGTCGATATCCCAGCCGGAATTTTCTTCCACGATCTTGGAAAAGATCATTCTTGGCGTCCAGTGGTTCTGCGCGATAAGGACACGCCTGTTTTTGTTATCCATTGTCGGGATCACTCCTCGCAGGAACCATTCGGCATATTCATCCTGGCGTTTCGGATTTTTGGCTGTATCTTTTCCTTCCCAGTCATCCGCGACGATATAGTCCGGCCGATCAGCAACTGTTCTTAATCCGCGCGGATCCTGTCCCATTCCGAGCGCTTTTGCCTTGAAGCCGGAATTGGTGACGAAATACCCTTCTTCCCATTTGTTATTAGTGCCTTTCTGAACACCGAAATCGTTAATCAGTAGTTGGTTGTATTCGAACTCTGCCTGAATGTCACTAAGCAGAATTTTTGCTTTATCTTCCGTCTGCCCAACAACGACCATGTATTTAATGTCATCATTGATCCACAACCATAACGGAAGCAGTACAGTAGCAACTACTGATTTAGCATGTCCGCGCGCCCACTTTAGCCAGCCTTTGTATTTCTTGTTCCGCCGTACTTTTCTTGCTATCCGGATGTGAAAAAAAGGAGTTTCGCTCTCTGCGTAGTGTTTGAAGTAGGTTTCAACGAAATACTTGAAGTCTGCTTTTGCTTTTGAGATTCGGACATTCTTTTCCTTGTCAGTCTCAAAAGGATTGATCTGACTGTGAGCCGTGATCCGCTGGATTAATTCATCGTAGCGCTTGACTGCCTGTTTGTCCTTCAGCTTATGTGTTTCGCCAGCCATTACTTCTACTTCTGTTTGGATAGTTCCTGTATGAATCGCTGAGAAAGCGTTCCGAACGTATTGAGCTGTACAGGCTCATTTTTTGACAGCCATTCGATGAACTCCTCGAACACTTCAATGTAGCGGTGAATTGGCTGTGATGAAAACGCTTCAATTTCCTTACGGATCACTGCTTTAGCATCACTCAGCTCTTTGTTCGGAACATTGTTGTGTTCTGTCTGAATGACCTGATTGATAGCTTTCAGCTGTGCATAGGCTTCCTGAAGTAATTGTGGTCGTGTGATCTGCCGGGCTTCCCGAAGTTTATCCCAGTCGTATTTGTCGATCCATTCCCGCAGTGTTTTCTCCGTCACCTGTGCCAGTTTGGCAATTTCTTTCCGGGTTCTTTTCACGGAAGAAAGGACATAAAACTCATACGCTCTCTGCTTTTTTTCCTCTTGATTCATGAATCAAAATTCAGCGGAATTTCAGACCTTAAAAAATTGCTTTTTCATAATGCTTAAGCCTTAAAAACATTATGTTACAGTAGCATTACTCTTGTGTTTTCCTGATTTTTTTTAGCCAAAAAACGCCCTCAATTTTGGAGTTCAAAACAACGTAAAATGTATTTCACATCAGAGGGATCAACAGGTCAGTTATATGGAACCATTTGGGGTGGTGACGGGCAGTACATCGCATCGGAATTAAAGGCTTTTTTAAAGTCAAAGACAGAAGCGACGATTCATCTTCACACTCCCGGAGGTAGCGTATTCGACGGTAATCTTATCTACAATGCACTGCGGAACTCACAGGCAAAGATCCACATTGTAATTGACGGCCTCGCTGCCAGTATGGGATCTATCCTGATGCTGGCAGGTAATACGGTATCAATTGCGGATAATGCTTTTGTCATGATCCATGCGCCGTCCGGAATCGTGGAAGGCAACGCCAGTTCGATGAGCAAAGCAGCACAGCTGCTGACGACAATGGAAAAACAGTTCATAACCAAGTACGCAGCTAAGACAGGTAAAACCGAAGAGGAAGTAAAAGCCTGGCTGAATGGTGACAACTGGTTCAGCGCTGAAGAAGCTCTGAATGCCGGATTAGTAGATCAGATCTCAGATACCGTGCTGGATGATATCGATCTGGCTGCATTGCAATCCATGTCCTTCACTGCCCTGGCTAACACCTTCGATCAGAAATTCATTAAACAACCAAGTAATAATCAAAATGATGAGCACATGAAATTGAGCGCAAAAGCCAAGTCAATTCTTGGCGTAGCGGATGACGCTACAGACGAGCAGGTAAATGAAGCTGTAGAAAGATTGTCTAAAGAGAATGATGATCTGAAGGAAAAGACAGCTGCTGCGACTAAAGCACGCATCCGTGCATTGATTGATCCGGCCGTTGCTGACGGCAGAATTCCAAAGGCAGAGTCTGACGATTGGGAACAATTGGCAACAGCCAATTATGACTTGGCAGCACGAAGAATAGCCGCGTTGCAAGCTAAAGAAAACCTACCGGTCACTCCGGGAGCAAACAAAGGCAATCCTGTATCTGAAGAGAATAAGGACTGGAGCTTCACCGACTGGTCCCGAAAAGACACTGCCGGGCTTTTAAAAATGAAAGAAGAAGATCCTGACCGCTACAAAGCCCTGGCGCAAAAGACAGGAATCAAATTGTAAAATCAAAACACAAGCAACAATGAAGAAACTATTTTTCGCCCTGATCGCTGTCACGATGATAGCGGTTCCCGTAAGTGCCGTTCTTGGCATCCCTTTCTTTGCCGGCGCTGTTGGTGTAGGTATCGCCTCCTTTATGACGCCTTCCTATGAATCAACAGCCATGGCAGGATTAAACAAAGAAATCTGGCTTCCGGATCTGATGGAAGGATTCTACGCAGATGATATGTTCTTATCCGAATGCCGTGATATGACAGCATTCGTTGACAATGACACTATCAACTTGGCGGAGGCAGGTGTTAATCCGGATGTGCTGATCAATAATACTTCTTATCCGATCGCCACTGCACAGCGTGCAGATACAGCACTGGCACTGCCGCTGGATACGTATGATACAGAGAATACGCTGATTCGTGCCATTGAAACGGCAGAGCTTTCGTATGATAAACGCTCCTCTGTTCTTTTCGGTCATCGGATGGCATTGAGAATGCGCTTTATGGAATATGCCGCTTTCCGGATCGCCCCTGCAACAAACGGTACTTATACACCTATTATCACCGCTACCGGTGCCAACAATGGTTCCGGTAATAAACGCCTGACGTTTGCCGACGTGTTGAATCTACAACGGCAATTTGATGAAGCTGAGATGCCGTCAGAAGGAAGAATTCTTGTACTGTCAGCTCAACACAGAATGGATCTGCAGAATGAAGACCGGGATCTGTACAACCAGTTGCTGAAAGATAAGTCGTTGTACGGGTTCAAACTCTATTCTTTGGCATCCAAGCGCTTACCTCGTTACAACAAAACAACTGGTGCTAAAGTGGCATGGCAGGCAACTGATGCTCCTTCCACAGACGTGCGTGCATCCATTGCATTTCATAAAGATGAAGTAATGAGAGCGCAGGGAACTGTTGATATGTTCGCCAGAGAGAAAGATCCGGATGAACGAGGTGACAAATTTGGTTTCCAAATGCGCGGATTATCCATGCCGATCAGAAACAAAGGAATTGCGGCGATCTATTCACCAGCTGCTTAACTACTAAACACAGATACAGATGATACAGGAGCTTTATCAGGTTGGAATTCTTGCCGAATCAGAATTTTGTGAGGATTTAGATTTCATGGCTGTCCCGGATATTCAGGAAGAATGTCCGGCTGCTAAAAGCGAACAGGAGCTGAGAGAGTACTTCAAAAATCTCTCAATTAAAAGAAAGATAACTCACGCGGTGATTCACTGTGCAGCTACCCAGCCGACAGCTTCTGTATCATCTATTTTAAACTATTGGAAGAATACTTTAAAGTGGCAGAATCCCGGCTATCACATACTGATAGGTACGTCCGGATTTACTGTTCTGTCGGACTTCAATAACGTGACGAACGGCGCGATAGGATATAATGCCTGTGGAGTGCATTTCTCCTATATCGGCGGTATTGATTCCTCCGGGAAGCCAAAAGACACCCGGACGGAACTCCAGAAACACCTGTTAAAAGTATGCCTGGAAGAGATACGCAGACTGATCCCCAATATTAAAGTGATCGGCCATAATGAAGTAGCAGCTAAAGCCTGCCCGTCATTCAAGGTCAAAGAAGCATACCCGGAATTTTGGACTGGTAAATAACAACGGCAATGGATAAGCTTTTCCCGGAATACATATTAAAATACGGCGCAACAGGCATTATGGCGGTATGGCTGTTTACAGTTAACAGCCG